TAAAGACCTTTATATGAAGGGTATTTTCATTCAAGGCGATGTAAAGAATCAAAACCAGCGCGTGTATCCTCTGACTGAAATCAATCATGCTGTTCAACAGATCAATGAGCGAATTCAGAAAGGGGAGACCGTGATGGGTGAGCTTGACCATCCTGAAGAACTATCGATTAACTTGGACCGAGTAAGTCACTTGATCGAAGAAATGTCAATGGTAGGACGCGATGGACACCGCAGTTTAAAAATTATACCTACACCAACAGGACAAATTGTGAGAACATTGCTTGAAAGCGGCGCAAAACTTGGCGTTAGCTCTCGCGGTTCAGGTAACGTAGGGAACGATGGTAGCGTAAGCGACTTTGAGATCATAACAGTCGATATCGTTGCGCAACCTTCGGCACCCGATGCTTACCCAAGAACCATTTACGAGAGTCTATTTAACATGCGCGGTGGCCAAACACTGTACAATCTTGCAGCAGATGCAACACACGATAAAGTAGCAGAACGATATCTTGCAAAGGATATTGCCAAGTTTATAAAAGATCTGAAGATATAAGGAGAATGACACATGACAAAGTTCGCAGATATCCTAGCTGAAGGCACTAACCTCTCTGAGGAAGCCCGAAGCCAAATTCAGGAAGCCTGGGATGCCAAGCTGAATGAAGCAAGGGAAGAACTAACTGCTGAACTTCGCGAAGAGTTTGCACAAAAATTCGAGCATGATAAATCAATTATGGTCGAGTCGATGGACAAGTTCCTAAACGATAAGGTTCAGTCAGAGATTGTTGAATTCGCTGAAGACAAGAAAGCACTAGCAGAAGATAGAGTTAAGTACCGCGCACGCCTAGCAGAGCACGTTAAGACATTGGAGCGTTTCATTACAGAAACACTAGCTACAGAAGTAAAAGAGCTCCGCGCTGAACGTACTGCACAAGCAGGCAACGTACACAAACTAGAAGAATTCGTACTGAAGCAGCTCGCTGAAGAAGTTAAAGAGTTCCACGGTGACAAGAAGGCTCTAGCTGAACAACGTGTTAAACTTGTACGCGAAGGCAAGCAAGAACTAGTAGAAACAAAGCGTGCATTTGTTAAGAAAGCTGCTCAAGTAATTGAGAAGAATATTAATGAGACACTAAAGAAAGAGATCAGTTCTTTCCGTACAGACATTAAGGCTGCGCGTGAGAACGATTTCGGTCGTAGAATTTTCGAGACATTCGTTGGCGAGTACATGACATCACACTTGAATGAGAGTGGCGAAGTTCGCAAGCTACAGGATGCAGTTGCTAAGTTAAACGAGCAAGTCGAAGCTTCTAAGATTGAAAATGCAAAGCAAAAAGCACTAACTGAGTCAGTTGAGCGCAAGCTAAGTGCAGCAACAGATCGCGTTAACCGTGATAAGAAGCTGAACGAACTACTTAGCCCACTAGGCAAGAAGGAACGAGCCGTTATGGGAGAGTTGCTACAGACAGTAAAGACAGAAAAACTGGATGAAGGATTTAAAAAATATATTCCGGCAGTCCTAAACGAAGACACACGCACAGTAACACCAAAACGCAGCGCACTGAATGAATCAGTAAGGACTGCAAAAACAGGTAATAAGAGGGCTTCAGTTGCCCAAACAGAAGAGGATAATGAAACCCTCGCAGAAATCCAGGCGCTCCAAAGAGCAGCTGGAATTAAATAACTTTAATTAAAGGTAAGGAGAAAGATAATGGCCGATAAGCTATTTGAAAGTAAGTGGGCAGCGACAAAGGAAGCTCTTCTAGAAGGTCTTTCTGGTTCACGTCGTCAATCCCTAGACGTTGTATTGGAAAATACACGCAAACAGCAAATCCGTGAGTCTGCAACAGCAGGTGCAACGGGCGCTGGTAACATTGCAACACTAAACAAGGTTATGCTTCCGCTGATCCGACGTGTAATGCCAACTGTTATCGCTAACGAAATCCTAGGCGTACAGCCTATGACTGGCCCAGTTGGTCAGATTCACACACTTCGTGTTCGTTATGCAGATTCAGCATCTGGTGTAACAGCAGGTACAGAGGCACTTAGCCCATTCGATCTAGCACGTGGATACTCCGGTAACGAAGTAACACCAGCAGGTCAGGCAGCAGCTACAGCAGCACTAGAAGGCGCAGCTGGTAACCGTCTAAGCATCCAAATCTTGAAAGAGACAGTAGAAGCTAAGACACGTAGGCTATCTGCTCGTTGGACGTTTGAAGCAGCACAGGACGCACAGTCAGTTCACGGTATCGACATTGAAGCTGAGATCATGCAGGCACTAGCCCAAGAGATCACAGTTGAAATCGACCAGGAGTTGATCAACAACCTACGCGCACTAAGTGGCGCAGCAGCAGCAACGTTTAACCAGGCAGCAGTCTCAGGTACAGCTACATACGTTGGTGATGAGCACGCAGCACTAGCTGTTCTTATCAACCAGCAAGCTAACCTAGTTGCAGCACGCACACGTCGTGGCGCAGCTAACTGGGCTGTTGTTTCCCCAACTGCATTGACAGTATTGCAGTCGGCAACAACATCTTCGTTTGCTCGTACAACAGAAGGCGTTTTCGAAGCACCTACAAACACCAAGTTTGTTGGTACGTTGAACAACAGCATGAAGGTCTACTCTGACCAGTATGCTTCAACGGACACAGTGCTAATTGGTTACAAAGGCCCAACAGAGACAGATGCAGCGGCGTTCTATTGCCCATACATTCCTCTAATGAGCACAGGTCCAGTAATGGATCCAACAACGTTTGAGCCAGTAGTAAGCTTTATGACTCGTTACGGCTACCAGGAGCTATCTAACACAGCTAACTCCCTTGGTAACGCAGCGGACTACTTGTCGCAGATTGCTGTTACTAACGTAACATTCTTCTAAGCGTAGTTGCAAAG